CAATTTGCTTAAATGTTTTATTTTTGATTAGCTTTTTGATGTCGTTTGTTGTAAGGTAAATTCTGTGCACGATATAGCGGATGTCATCTGTATTTTTGGCATCAGGATCAAAATAGATGTCGTTTATATCCACTTCCTCTATCTTTGCTTCATCTTTTCCCCAAAACACTTTTACCACCGAGCTTGCCGAGAAAGCAGCTTTTAAAAAGATAGGCGAAAAAATCTTATACAAATTTATCTTGTCGCAATAGAAATTTAGTGCCTCTTGCCACTTATCGATCACATCATGCGTTGAGTTTATGTATGGCTCTAGCTTTGCAAATGTGTCATTGTTGAAGTATGTTTCGGTTAGGCCGTCATATATTCTTTTTGCTTTTGAATTTAGCTTTGGTATGTAGTTTTTACTCTTATTCCGCTCTTTAAGGCTGTTGTATTGCTCGCTTTCAAGCACCAATAAATACGCATCATTTAGCTTGTCAAAAAATGGTTTATACTCCGCATAGCCATTGTATGCTGTTTGCACTAGCTCCTCGAGGTAGCTTATTCTCTCATCGTTCGTCATTTTCGTGTCCTAATCTATAAATTGTTCTTGTGCTGACATTTGCTAGCTCGCTCACTCTTTTTTTGCTAAGCCCTTTTTGTTTTAGAGCCGTTGCAAGTTTTACCCTTGCTTGCTTTGTAGGGATAAATTTTGCCCCTTTTAGCCACTCACAAATCATCACACAAAAACAAAGACGCAAAGCCTCATCATCAAGCGTTGCCACTTTCCTAATTAGCTCTACATCAATACGCTCAAAAATATACTCGATTTGTTTTGCCAAATCTACCCAATTTTGGCACTCTTTCACCAAACGCCTCCGTCATCGTAGTTGATTGTGTTTATTTTTGCTGGTAGTGGATCAAAAAAGGTCAATGCTAAAGCATCCGCCAAGTCAGGGCTAAAGCCAAACTCTTTTTTGATATTCTCTTTTGGCAAGAGCAAATAACGCTCTTTCTTGTCATAGTAAAAACTAATGGTGCTAAGCTGTTTTTTTAGCTTGTCATTTGGCACGATGCTAAGCAGCCTAAATTTCTCTTTGAGTGTAAAATACGCTTCCGCTCTCTTGTTGGCGTAAAGCTTCTCATTTGTTGCCTTGTATGAAAATTTTGCCTCTCTGACTATCCCACGCAAGCCAAAATCCACTAAGGTGTCAAACACACCAGCGCCCACACCCACGCTGTCAATAAAAATAGCGTCTGGCTTATCTTCACTTCTCTCATAAATGCCAAAAATCTCCCTTGCTAAGGCAGTAACACTATCAAGCCTAAACGTGTAAAAATTTGTGACGCCGTAACCTTGCCTAATGCAAAGCACGCTTTCATCGTCACCCTCACGTGCCACATCTAACCCCCAAATAATGCTAGCTTTTTCGTTTGGCATCTGAGTGCTAAAGGCGTTTTCAATGAGCGCAAGGTTAAATAGCACGTTTGAGGTTGTATCTAAAAACTCGCCGTATATCTCTTGACGCACCACATCGCTATCTATACCGCCAAGCTCTGCCACCATTTCGTCTATTTGTTCTTTTTTTAGTAGTGGGTTATTAAAACTTGATATTTGAAAATTTACCCAGTCTTTCTCGCCGCTCATTCCACGTTTGGCAAGATCATAAAAGCGGTTTTTCCCTTTTGGCACGCCGCCTATAAACGCTCTTGATTTTGGGTTATCTAGCAGCATTGCCCTTATGGCATTGTCCCAAAGGTATGCATCTTTTAAGATAATGCCAGCTTCGTTTAGAATTACTATATCGTAGCCAAAACCCTCGATATTTTCTGGGCGTTCCGCACTTCTCATATCAAGGTAGCCCTCGCCAATACTTAGCTTTTTATCTTGTGCGTGAAATTTATATAGCTCTTTTGGTAGAGCTTTTAATTCAGGCAAAAAATAGCGTTCATAATATCTTTGTAGGTTTGATGTGATAGTATCTACCCAAAGCACTTTTTTACCCTCTAAAAGCCACTCGATCGTGGCATTTGCTACCCCCTTGGTAAATCCTACACGGCGCCCTTTCTCTATTGTTGTAAAGCGTGCGGTATTTTCAAAAAAGACTTCCTTTTGCCACGGCGTATAGGTTAGGCAAAGCGCAGTTTCACTCATCGCCTTTTAGTTCCTTTCGCTCAATGATTATCTTTTGCTCGCTTTGTATGTTTGCATTGTTGATCACAGTATCAGCCTCACGCCCTAGCACAGTCTCTTTGTTTCTAGCCGTGATCCTGCTATGGGCTTCAACGTCTGCTATCCTATCGCTCATCTCTAGCATCTCATCCGCTTTCTTTTGGTTTCTGAGCGCTGCGTTTTGAAAATAGAGCAGGTGTTTAGTCTTTTCATCTACTATTTCGTGAAACGCTTTCACTTTTGTTTCATTTTCGTTGGCTAAAGCCGTATTTATCGCCACTTGTTGTTTCACTAATTCAGCATCTGCCTGACTTATGCCGTTGCAAATTTTAAAAACTGCGCCTATGCTTACGTCATATTTAAAGGCTAAACTTTTCTTGCTAGCCCCTAATTGATACTCGGCTATGATCGCTTCTTTTGTCTTGTCGCTTATCTTCGCCATTAATAAATCCTAAACTCGCCCTCTATTACTCCAAGGGCTATTTTTCTCTCTAGCAGTTTTCGCTTTATCTTGAAAACTTCCGTCTGCATTCCCTTTACGTCCTCTATTATCCGCTTGCCATTTTTTAGGCGGTATGTAAAATCTGCTATGTATCTGATCTCACGTATCGTTCTAAAGCCTTGTTTGGTTGTTTCATCTGCTATTGTGTAGCTAGGCATAAGTGTAAAAGGCACTTGGCGGTTTAACTCGCTTATCTCGCCTGCTCGTTGTAAGGTTTCTAGCTCTTGGTTTCTACGCCACTCTTTGGCACTATCAAAGCCTTTGGTTTTGCGGTTGTGGTATTTATTCCTAACATTCACCGAAACGTTGCCAATTCTCATCAGCTACCTCCTCGTATTTTTCTATGCTTTCATGTTTGTGTGCGTGACACCATTGATGACACTCTCTACAAACGGCTATTTGCTTACTGTCGTCCTTATCTGCTCCAAATCTGCCATAGCGTACATGGTGGCACTCTATGCTTTGTTGTTTTTCGCATATTTGGCAAAGTGGGTATGCTTCAAGTAGTCTTAGTTGGTAGGCTCTATTTTCGCTTTTAGTTAATCTCAAAATAGCCCCCTTGGTGTGTGGTCTACCCGCCTTAGCGCTTCCTCATAGTATTTTTTTTCTATCTCTACCCCTATACACTCACGCCCTAATTCTTTAGCTACCATTGCTGTTGTCCCACTTCCTAAAAATGGGTCAAATACAACGTCGCCCTTATTTGAGCCAATCATCATTATTTTTTTTATTAGATTGACTGGTTTTGGTGTTGGGTGTGAAGTAGTTTTATCTTTCACTACGCCACCTTGATAAAATTTTGATTTTAGCCTGCTATCGCCTTGAAAAGTCGCCCCTTTTTCTTTCATAGCAACTATAAACTCGAGGTCGCTTTTAAATGTTCCACTTGCAAAAGGTATGGCGTCTGGTTTATGCCAAATAAGCAATGTTGTCATAAAGCCGTTTTTCTCTCCCCAACTCATAAGCTTTGATATTTGGCTATTACTACAAAAAATATAGGCATTAAAAGGCTTGCAAACTCTTTTTAGTTCATCTAATAGTGAAAAATCAAAGCCATTACAAATTTTCGTATAAGCTTCACTAGAAAATTTTATGGCGTGGCTTAAACACCCTTTGTTGCCACCAGTGACTAGCTCATAAGGTGGGTCTGTTATTATTAAATTCACACTAGCGTCTGGCATTGTCTTAATAAACTCATAACTATCTGCATTATAAAGCAAGGTTAGCCTCCTTTTCGTCCTTGTGCTTCTCGTTCCACTTTCTCATTACTTCAAGCACACCGCTTGCGTCCTTACGGCTTATCTCAAAGCTATCAAGTATCTTTTTGTTTTCATCCGCTACCTTTGCGATTATGCTAGCTCCGCTTTCGGCTATCGTGATATAAACGGCTTTCATCTCACGCTCTTTTTGCAAAATTTAACGCAAGAGCAGATAGCCCAATTCTTAGCCTTGCTCTTGCTTCATCGCTCATTTTTAGCGGTGCGTCTGGATCAGCTGGGAGTAAATTTGCATTATTTGCCGCTTCTATTTTCTCTTGCTCTTTTTCTTTCTCTTTCACTTCTCTTTCACTCACGTATTTGATTACGCCGATACGCTTTTGATTTTTAAAGAGCCACGCATAAACCTCTGCCTCGTCATCACTGCTTAGCTGCACTGGCTTACCTGCTTGGTTTATGTGGTAGTGGTTGATTAGGTTGCCGTATTCATCTACGCCGATGATCACAAAATCTTTGTAGGTTGCCCCATAGCAAAGCCTCTCATTGCGAAAAAAGGTTTTTACAAACTCTACCAACTGCTCGATATTTTTAAAGCTAAATTTGCCATCTCTGATCGCCTCTAGCGCCCTTTGTTTTCTAAAAGCTGCCACGGCGTTTTTTGTGATTAGCTCGCTTGACTGCTTCGGTTGGATGAAATTTGTCCTATACGCAAAAAATGGGATAATATCCTCATCTTTTAGCGGCTTAAGTAGCTCTGCTGTGATTAGTGCTTGGGTTTCATTTACACTAAGCGCTTCTTTGATCGTTTGTATGCGGTTCATTAAAACGGCTCCTTGTTTTGATTTGCTATTTGGTTCGTTTCTTTTGTGCTTTCGATGTAGTAGCTCACATCGCCACCAAAGCGTCTTACGTCCTCTACACTTAAGCTAAGCCCACTTTGTGCTTTGTTGTAGGTTGGCTTTGGTTTAAAGACCCCCTGCCACTCATTACGCATTGCTTCTCTTATGCACTCATTTACGTCTATGCCCTCGCTTGCCCATTTAGCCCACTCGCTAAATTTCATCTCGATACCCTCAGTGCTTAGTTTCTCTCGTCGCTCTTTCTTGTAGGCTAGATATTTTTGCCAAAGATTTGGATCGATGAAGTCAGG